CCTTTAATGGGTGCTATGGCTCCTAACCAAGCAATCTATGCTGGTGGACAGTATGGACAAGCTCAGTTCGTAGCTGGTGAGCCAGTTATGCCTTCTGGATTCGTGTTTGAAGGAGTAAGATTCTTTGAATCTACAAACTTCCCATCTAAAACAATTTCGGTCGATATTGGAGATGGAGGCGGTGCATCCTCAAGAACAACTCCAGCAGGATTGTTCTTCGGTCCACAGGCAATTGGTGTTGGTATTGGTGGTCCAAATGCTCAAGTTTTAATTAACAATAATGATGATTTCTCAAGATTCATTATTCTTATATGGCAGCTTTATGCTGGTTTTGCAAACTTGAATAAGGACTTCATTACCACTGCCTTCACAATTACAGAGTAATAGGAGGTATTAACTAATGGCAACTTACAAAAGTGACGCAGGAGCAATCCTAGAACCAGGTAATCAGATTGGTCGTTTATCATCATTCAACCATGAAGGTGTAAAGGGATGGCCTGGAGTTGAAGCATTTGAACTTATCGGTTTCCACAAGATTTCTAATAAATCAGGAACTAAGGCAAACCATAAGAGTTTCAACATTACAATCCCTTCTCCCGATCGTCGTCCTGATGATCGTGTACGTAGTGATCGCAGCAGCTTAGTAGTAAATGCTAGTTCAGAAAGACCAGCATATATCTATGGAGCTTCTATAGCTATAGGTCAAGACATCCCAGCAGGTGGTCTTCCATCTTATCCTGCTTCCCCAGTGACAGCAGATATTGGTGGTACTAACACTGAGTTGATCTTACTTGGCCCTGATAACAGTGGTAACCCTCTAGGTGTTCCATCTACTCAGCAAAATGGTCTAGCAGCAGCTACAAGTACTTTGACATTCAGTGGTACAACCATTGCTCAAGGTACATCAAACGTATCTGTTGGAAAATTACCATTCTGGACAGTAGTTACAGGTGGTGGTATTACTGCAGCTAATGCAGCAAACTCCATGATGTACAAAGTTACAGCAAACACAACATATAAAATTTATAATGTTGATGCTATAACAGGAACTACAGTTAGTGGTGACGGTCTATTCATCTCTGATGATGATCACACTGCAGGTAAAGCAGCATATATCATATGCCGTGTTAATTACCTACGTCCAGCAGCTGGTGTAAGCTTCAGTGACATCCAAGGATTCATTGATTTTGCTTCACAGACAGGCGGTTCAGATTCTTAATTCATATTCTTAGAATTAGTAGAAAGAGCGAGTCTTTATGGCTCGCTTTTTCATTGGCAAGAAAAATTTATTGAGTTATTCTAAATAAAGAAGGATTTTTTTAAATTATGTTGTATCAACACAAAATTACTGGAGGCATAGTAGAAAAGATATCTCAGCATGGAGAAGGAGTCTCTATGGTCATAAATGCAAATGACGAAACTGAATATGTAAATGATGACGATCTAATTCCTTGCGTCGGTGCTACAGGTCAAAAAATTAAAACAGAAGAAAGATTAAAAGCAGAATTATCAGCTAGTGGAGATAAAGACCCAAAAGTAAGTAATAAAGAAACTTTTCCTGTTGATACTAGAATAAATATTAATACTGCAGGTGCTAGACAGATAGCAGATGCTTTACCTGGGGTAGGTTTAAAAACTGCAAGAGATATAAAAGATCTTCAAACAACACTTTCAGGAGAAAGATTTACTAAGTTAGAACAATTAAGAGGTATCAAACGTATAGATTGGGATGAGATATTTAAAGAAAACTTAGTGAGAGTAGACTAGTAACAGGTAAATTTTACTTGTTTGAATGAAGCTTGATACCTTTTTACAATCAAAAGTACGTTGGCATTTAGGTTATAACTTAACTTCAATACCTGCTGGTGATCAGGCTAGGCTTGAAGAAGCACTAAATAATGTGCAAGATTCTTTTTGGGTCAGTAAAATTGTTGAACAGTTAGGTCGTTGTGATGAAGCTGAAAAGCGTACAGACATGACTGGAAGTATTAACAACGATACTATTCCAAGAAACAGAATTGAAAGTATTGCAGGTGACGTTGATAGAACAGTCGCAACCTCAGATTTTCGTGAAACTTTAAAAACTTGGACAGAAATTTATATTTATGAAACTGATAGATTAGCAATGCATTTATATGTACCTAATTATAGAAATCCAGCTCAGGCAAGATATAGATTTAATAGAGAAGGTGCAGAATTTATACAAGCTCTTCCTGGGCCTGCAGATGTAGCTGTAGGAACAAGACTACTTCTTGAAGTCAGTCATAGATAAAGATGGTTTTACCTACAACTAAACTTGGTTATACTTTAGGTATAAAAAGAGATAGAGATATTATTAGTCCAAGAGAGAGACAAAAAGCCAGTCCTTTCAAAGGTAGACGTACTAGAATGGCAGGTGAGAAACTACTGGATATATATTCAGTTAGAGAAGGCGAAGCACCATCTGTTTATACAACTGGTGACCAGTTGCCTGATCGATTAAAAGCAGATAAGGGACTTGGACTCTCTGATCAATTTACTCAAACTTTAGGTATTCCCATCGAAATAGAGGAGGACGATTAAATGGCTAAGAAAAAAATGCCACCACAATTATTAGAATATTTTAAAAACAAAAATAAAAAGAAGGAAGATGGGAAAGAAATGTCTGATAAAGAAAAACGTAAAGAAGCTTTAGATAAAGCAACTAAGGCTAAAGATAAAAAAGAAGATAAGTAAAAAAGCTTTCCTATATAATTAAAACAAGTCCTATGAGTAAATAAACGTGGCAAGTAGTAGTTCAAACAAACAACCTTTAATGGTTGACCGCCCAGCAACAAATTCGACACTATGTACAGTTTCGTCTGGACAGTCATTTTTGACAAGCTTGATTCCAACAGCTGTTGGTAATGCAACAAAAGTATTTGATGTTGACTCTGCATTAACTGATACTTCTATTAGTGGTGCATATATAGATGAGATTTGGTTTACATATTCAAAAAGATCCATACAAAAGCTTGATGCAGTAACTCCTACTCAAGGAACTTATTCTGCAACAGGAACAGTTTGTAAAGTAACTTTATCAGGCGGTCATAATCTTGAAATAGGACAGAAAGTATTTTTAGATTTTCTTACATATAACACAGGAACTGTTCCAAAAGACGATACTTTTACAGTTGCGGACACTACTAATTTTACGTCTACAGAGTTTGATGTAACAATTCCAAATATTGCTAGTGGAACTATTACTGGAAATGTCAATGTATCTCTACCTATTGATTTTTGTTTTTACCTCGTCAGCACAGGAACAGTTACTAATATTAATCAATTTTTTCCCTTATTTACTCAAAGTATTCCTCAAGTATCGGAGAATCAGATATTAAGTACAACATTGACTGAAAAGTTACCTTTAATTAATCATCCTGTGGTTCAATCAGGTGCAGCAAACTTTGCTGGTGCTAATAATGAAATAGCTCCAAAACAAAGGGGATTAATGTTAAGAAGAGGACAAGCTTTATATGTTGCAGCTGGTGGAGCTGCAGCTCTTACTAATGGTTTTTATTGTAATATTCAGGGTGGGTTCTATTAAAGATTATGTCTTTCGGATTTAAAAAATTCGAAGATAAATCTAATTTCGAATTTAGAAAAACTTTTAAAAATTTTGAAAATATTCCAAAAAAGCCTAGTATTTATCCACGAGGCTCTGATGGTTATGCATTAGAAAGTGAAGTTAAATTTTACAATCAAGATTCTTTATGGACAAGATGGAGAAGAGGATATGAATTATATACATTTACACAACAAATATTAGGCTCTACTTCCAAAGAAAGAGATAGAAGAGGAGACTATAGATTATTTTTTACTTTTCAGCAATTCCCTGGAGTTTTTATTCCTGCAAGAATATTTACTTTTCCTTCAACAAATCAAGAATTGGGAGAACATATTTGTGGAATGAGGGATACAGATGGTTTCAGTTTCTATGATTTTGGATTACCAATATTAGATGTAAGATATTTAGCACCTCAAGTCAATGCAACATATTCACAAAGTGGAACTACTTTAGTAGTTACAAAAACTGATCATGGACTTTTTCCAGGTGATGATGTTTATTTAGATATATCTACAGGTAGTGCGACAGATGAGACTTTAACAATTATTAGCAAGACACAGAATACTTTTACCCTAACTGCTTCTACTTCTGCTACAACTTCAGGAGATGTTATTTATCATAATTCAACAGAATTTAATGATACTCGTTGGAGATTTATAAGAGTAAAACTTAGGTCTTTACCAACAGAAGTTGCTTTTTTAGCAGGAGAAAGAATGGCAGATCGAATAGTAGAAAGAGATTCTGGTATATCTTCGACGTATGCAAGATCAGGTTCTACAGTTACTGTGACATGTAGTTCTGTTCATGGTTTATCTACAGACAATAAAGTTTTTGTTGAGGTAAGCACAGGAGCTGTTTTATCAGGAAGATATACGATTGAAGTAACTAGCCCTACAGAATTTAAATTCACTACAATACCCACTGGCACAACTTCAGGAAATTTAAAATTATTTAGATTAATAAGAGGATTTAGATATGACGATTATGTTGGATATACAGTTACAGGATCTGATGCTACGACAAATGAAATTATTTTTCAAAAAGCAGATAGCTATGGTGCAAAAACTGTAGATACAATAGCTAAAACAACTGTACCAGCTCATAGAGGTTTTGCAGTAGGAAGATTTTTGACTACAGAACTGAGATGGAATTGTTCTTGTCAAGATTTTTCTAGAAGAGATAGTTATGATTTATTTAGTAAAAATAATCATGAGAAGTTTCCTGTAACTGCAATTAGAGATACAAAGCCTGGAAATATAATTCAAAATGATGGATCTTTAGACGAAAGAAGAGATGAGCCTGGAGTATTTAGAGACTTAGGTTATGTGACTATAAATAATTTTTATGAGTTACCTGAATATGAAGATGAAAAACAAGATTCTTTTCAAAATTTACAATATTATCAATTACGTTGGTGCAAGCATATTTATGCTGCTATGTGGTCAATACTTCATGATGAAGGTAATGAG